TTATTCACCCTGTTTTTTTTAGATTATGGAAAAATTAGCAATATTAGGTGTAGGCGAATCTCTAAAAAACTTTGACTGGGATTCTGATTATGAGGTCTGGGGATTAAACCATCATCAAGACAAATTCAAGCGTTATGATTTGTGGTTTGACCTGCACAAAAAAGAAAAAATCGAAGGTATTATTACTCAAGCCAACTTCCCGTTTGAGGAAGTGTATAAGCTTCGCCGGATTCCGGTTGAAGGAAGGACGATTGAAAAGCACCGCTACTTTGCATCTTCAATGAGTTACATGTTAGCTTATGCGATTTTAAAAGGATATGAGGAGATTCTTTTTGCGGGATGTGACTTCGACTGTGCAGATGAAAAGCGTACAAAACAAAGAGAATGCTTAGAACAGTGGATTGCATTTGCGCAGGGGCGAGGGATAAAGGTAAATGTCATTGCAGGCTCACCGCTTGCAACGGAAACAGGATTATATATCAGGTGATTTTATGGCTAAAAAAAAGAAGCGTAAAACTGATAAAAATTTAATTCCTTTTAATGAATTAACAAAGGAAGAACAGAGAAAAATAGCGCAAATGGGCGGTATCAAATCAGGCGAAGTTAGACGGGAGAGGAAGAAGCTAAAAGAGCTGCTTGAAATAGCATTGCTGCTTGCTGATGAGGACACAGGCGAACAAAACGATATGTCCATAACAACAGCTTTAATAAAAAAGGCAACCAAAGGCGATGTATCGGCATATCTTGCAATAAGAGATACTTTAGGCGAGAAGCCTGTTGATAAACAAGAAATCTCTGCAAAAGGTATTAATGTTGTTGTTGGTTCAGAAGAAGATAAAGAACTAATAGAGGATATCTGATGTTAAAGTTATCACCTGTTTTTAGAAAAAATGCGGGTGCTTTAAAAGAGAATTTCAGGTACATAATTAACCAGGGCGGGACATCAAGCACAAAAACTTTTTCTATCCTTCAATTGCTTGTAACAATTGCATTAAAATATAAAGTAAAAATCGACATAGTGGGGCTGTCTGTTCCTCACTTGAAACAGGGTGTGTTAAATGATATGCCTTCTGTTTGTAATCAATTTGGCATAGATTTTTACAAGCATTATAAATCATCAGACAAAATATTTTCCGCAGGAAAAGGAACAATAGCTTTTTTATCTTTTGATAAGCTTGGTTCAGCTCATGGCGGCAGACGTGATTATTTGTACTTGAATGAAGCAAATCATCTGCATTACAATATTGTTGAACAGCTGCTTATCAGAACTAGAAATAATATCTTTATTGATTATAACCCCACAAATGAATTTTGGGTTCACGAAAAAATCTTTAAAGATGAAGCGGAAAAAGCAAAACTTATACTATCAACCTACAAAGACAACCCTTTTTTGGAACAAACTATAATCAATAGTATTGAAGCGAGAAAGGGTGACAATAATTTTTGGAGAGTTTACGGGCTCGGTGAATTAGGTATCGCAGAAGGGCTTGTATTTGAAAACTTTGAGGTTGCAGACTTTGACAAAAACAGGTTTTCAAAATATCGTTACGGGATTGACTGGGGTTTTTCCAATGACCCGTTTGCGTTTGTTGAGTGTGCGATAGAGCAAAATAAACTTTATATCTGCAATGAAATTTATCAAACAAAACTCTTGAATAAAGACAGTGCGGAACAGGTAAAGCAATATATCACAAAAGAACGTGTAATTTGTGATAGCGCAGAACCGAAAAGTGTACAGGAATTTCAGAGTCTTGGGATTAACGCAGTTGCAGCTAAAAAAGGTAAAGGAAGCGTTCTAAGCGGATTAAAGTATATGCAGCAGTTTGAAAAAATAGTTATACATCCAAGCTGCACAAATGCCATTGCAGAGTTTAAAAACTATCAGTACAAACGAGATAAAAATGGTGATTTCATAAATGACGAACCAGTAGACGCGTTCAACCACCTGATAGATGCAATACGCTATGCATTAGAGGATGAAATGCAATTTATGGCAACAAGACTAACAGGAATAAGGCCTTTCTAATGATAGATTTATTTTCAGTAAAACTAAATAACGAATACGATTTTATCCAGGCGGAAATGCCTCAAGAAAACGGTACATGGCTTTGTGCTGAAACATCAACACAATATACAAAAGGCTATTCTTACGAGGTTACAGAAGGCGAAGCGAAAAGGATTGAAGCAAGAGAAGATTTTTTAATCCAAAATGCTATTTATTCAACCATTGAGAGCGTTTGTGCGTATCTGAATAATAGTTTTTATATAAAAAATCCGAACTATAACGGCTCTATATTCTGTGATTGCTTTCCTTACAGCTTGGATTACTTCAATTATGTATTTAGCGGCGGTTCACTGACATTTAACGGTGACAAAATTTCACCGATTGCAAATGTTACTACAGGTGATTTAATTCATGTTGTAGGCGGGCGTAACCGCTTCTTTAGTTATGTCACAGCCGTTGACGGTGAAACAATATCTATTGATAATGCTTCCCTGGTAAGTTGTACGGAAAAAGCGTACATCTTTGTATCAGGCTTGCCGCAAAGTATTGAAAAGATAATTTCGCAAATGATTTCTTATGATGTGTTTAATCGTGGCGTGCCTGATGATTTAAAGAGTGAAAATATAGGTTCCTACAGCTATACAAAAGCTGATTATTTAATCGGTTCGATGGCGTACCCCTCTGAGATTGTTTTAGCACTGGAGAGCTTTAAAAGGGTTAAGTTTTTATGAGCTTAAAAAGCAAATATAAAAAAATAACTATACTTGAGCTAAAACCTGCATACTTTGATGAACCTGAACAATGGGCAACAAAAGGCACTTTCAAGGGACTAATTCAACCTTCTACCGGCTCAAAAGTTTACAGCAACGGCAAAGATACAACAAGTGTTGATGCGCTTTTATTTTGTGATGTTTCTGTCAAATTTGATGAAACAGATATTTTGGAGTTTAAGGGCGTTCGATACAAAATAGCAGGTGCACCAGTAAAGCCTGACGGCATAACGGGAGTTGAGCCTAAAAGAGGACAGCACGCAGAGTATAACCTAGTTTATACACAAGAAGGATTGTAATGTCATCAACACAAAACACAACATATACAAATATCAAAAACTGGAAGCTTTTTGGGAAAATATTTTTGACCCGTGAAGAAATACACAGTGAATCAAGCTGTGAAGGTACTCCGTATCAGATTTTAGTTACACAAGACTATTACAACCAAGAGTTTAAAGAAAATGGCAAGCAAAATTAAATTCGAAATGCCTGATTTCAGTCTTGCATTAAAAAATGCAACGGAAAAGGCCATAGAAGAGGCAGGATTTGCTATTGTTGCAGAAGTTGTACAAAGCGCACCCAAAAAAGAAACTACCTATGTAAAACAGGTGCAATATATAAAGGAGCAAAAACAAGTAATTGCAGCTGCTCCGTATTCAGCAGTTCTAGAATATGGCTCACGACCTCATATAATTCAACCTACCGGAGGCAAAAAAGCTTTACACTTTAAAAATAAAAATGGTGATTGGGTATTTGCTAAGATTGTGCACCATCCCGGTACAAAACCGCTTGCAATTATGCGTAACGCAGCGTTAAAGGTTCAAAAAGAAATCGGTGGAACGTTCACAAGACATTTCAAAAAAGAGTTAAAAAAGAATGTTTGAGCAGCTTTTATTTGAATACATTAAGAATAATTTTAAGGTCAAAAACTTCAATTTTAAATTTGGTTACGGTGAAATTGAGCCAAAGACAAAGCAGCCTTATATTATCCAGCATAGTTTGCTGATGGACGGAACACAACAGGTTTTGTGCAACGACAATAATTTTTCGGATGGAATGAGTTTTACGCAGTGGAATATCTATACTTCCTCTCAAAGTTCAGCAGATTTTATCAATCAGGAGTTATTTAAGTTTGTGATGGACTTACCGAGTTTGGGAGGGTACAAAATAGGCCTTGTGAAGTTAAACTCAAGCAGAAGTTTTATAGAGCCTTCTATCGGGCTTTATTCAAGCGTAATAGCGTTTGAAATAAATTATTACAAGTAATCAAAGGAGATTAAACTAATGGCAAACGAAAGAAAAAGATTAAAAGGGCGTGACGGAGAGGTTTACGCAATTACAAAAGGTACACCACTTGAAGGCACAGAAGAAGGTACAGCACTCACTGCCGGCACTTATTATATTGTTTCTAAAGTAGCTGCTACAGGTTCAGGCTTGCCTGAGGGTATAGTACCAGGCTATGTTATTAAAGGTGCTGCTGCAATTACAGTAAAAACAGGTGACGAGGTTGTACCGCTTAGTTTAACGAAAAAATGTGATATACAAAGCTTTTCTGTAGAGTATTCAGCAGATGAGATTGATGTTACAACTCTTTGTGACGACCAAAGAACATATTTAGCAGGCTTTACAGAGGCAACAGGGTCGCTGGAAGGTGTTACTACCCTAAATGTATCTGAGTACCTGATGAACAAATTCATTCCAATTGTTGAACAAACAGGCGATACGATTGAGGTTTCTGAAATTGACGGAGAAAACTTAATTTTACGACTTGTGTTAAATAAAAAAGGTAGTGAAATAATGTCTTATTTTACACCTGCAACTATTACCTCTTTTAACATAGGCGCCGGTGTAGATGATGCACAGACTTACACAGCTAATTTCAGAAATACACCTGATGATGACTTGATTCCGTGTATCTTAAAAGAAATCGAAACAGCAGGAGCATAATAAATGGAAATTGAATTGCAGAATCTTGAGGAAATTGTGGTAATTCCGAGTCAATTTAAAGATGAGGAAAAGCCGCCGAAGTTCGTTTTCAGGACACCAAATGCAGCAGATATTATAGACTATCAAGTGTATAATGATTTTGCAAGAGTTGCCTCAAGATGTTTTTTACGCTTTGAAAACAAGCCGACCTTGAAAAAAGAAGGCAAAACACTGGAATATAGCTCTTATGCTGAATTTATCGGTCTTGGTGCAAGCAATGTGATTACAGCTATCCATAGCGATTGCTGTGCAGCACTTTTATCCGCTATTTACGGAATAAAAGAAAAGGCAGAAAAGACCGAAAAAAAGTAAAAATAGCCTGGGAGATATACAAAACAGGGGATTTTAATGAGACAGCCTGGGAAGATGACAAGCTCATCTTCCTCGGTGATGTCAAAAGACCTACAGCCATTGGCAAGAAAAAAGACCTTTGGGCTAATCTGGACAGTGATTTTTACGATATTTTAGAGCTATGGAGATGGCACAGGGCAGGGCTGCTCAAAATAGCCTCTCTTCCTTATGAGAAAGCAGTCGGAATAAGATACTTGATTGAGGTTGATTTTGCAGAGAACAGAGTGCTATAGTTAATCAAATGTTAAAAAGCTTCTTGAACATCATCAAGTTTAACCGTTTGTTTCGCATTCCATAAATCATAAGCAAGCTGTTCTCTCAACCATATTTCAGGAGAAGTTTTAAAGCACTTTGCAAGCTTTAACGCTACTTCTGTTGAAATAGGCACTTTACAATTAACGATATTAGATAAATGTTTTCTACTGATACCAAGCATTAAAGCAAGTTTGGCAATCGTTAAATTGTAATCATTCATATATAATTCTTTGATTGTTTCGCCTGGATGCGGCGGGTTGAACATTTCCATTTTTATACCTCTTTAATAATCAATATTAAATCAATAAATAGAGCAATAGTGACAATAATCAAAAATATATAATTATAACCAAAGAATGCGATAAACAAAGAAATAAGACCGCAAAGCAAAAACATTGTGCCTTCAAACTCTTGTTTCAAATAAAATCTGTGTAACCCTAAATAACCAAACAACAAAAGAAGTACAATAGCAATCCATTTGTTTTTTTGTTTATTTTTTTTATCTAAAGGTTTCCCACATTCCTGACAAAATTTTGCAGGTTCATTAATTTGGCAACCACAGTTTTTACAATAAGTCATAACTACTCCTTCAACAATACATGAATTTTACAAAACAGAGGTAATGATGTCAAACCAAGACGGAAAAGTAATAATAAACATAGATTCAAACGCCGCAAAAGTAACACGCGAGTTTGAAAATCTTGATAATGTGACGGCTAAATATGAAAAGATTTTAAAAAGCGTAGAAGGCACTTCAAATGCTTCTTTGCCGATTTATGAAAAATTGCGTGCAAAGCTAAAAGAACAGCAAACAGCAGCAAATCATGCATTGAATTCATTTCAAAAACTTGCAAATGTTCAAAAAAGCGGTATTGGTTTCAATCAGCTGAACTCTGTTACAATAGCTGCTACAGACAGACTAAGAAATTTAGCTTTGCAAGGAAAGCAAAACAGCGTTGAATTTCAAAAACTTGCTCAGACTGTGCGTAATGTACAAATACAAATGTCCAGTGCAAACAATATTGTAAACAAAGCGACTGGATTTAATCAATTAGGTAATTCAATACTAAATTTGAACAATGCACTAGGTGCTTTTAGTTTAGGCTATATAATAAACCAAGTACATGATTTAGGTAAAAGTGTTGTCAATACATCAATGGATTTTCAGGCGCTCGAAAACCGAATGAATGCATCGGCAGCTGATAAATCAATAGGTGCAGATAGCTTATCATATATCAGAAAAGAAGCAGACAGATTAGGACTATCTTTCAAGGGCACCGCTGACAGCTTCGCAGGCTTCGAAGCTGCTGCCTTAAGAAGCGGTTTAACACTTGGACAAACAAAACAAATATTTAGTGATATTTCAACTGCCGCTACATCTATGCAATTGCCGGCAACGAATGTTGAATTAACTTTTAAAGCATTAGAGCAGATTGCAGGCAAAGGCACTGTTTCAATGGAAGAGCTTCGTCAACAGCTAGGCGACCATCTACCAGGTGCATTTGAAATCGCAGCAAAATCCATGGGAATGACTACCCGTGAGTTTTATAATATGGTATCAGAGGGAAAGGTTTTATCTTCTGAATTTTTGCCTGCTTTTGCTAGAACTCTTAAAGAAGAGCTAGGTGGAAGTGCATTGGACGCTTCTACACAATTAAGAGCAAGTATTAACCGTTTAAATACTGATGTAATGGACAGCTCAGATGCATGGGGGGAATATTTACAACCCTCTGTACAGGAAGGGGTAGAAGCTTTCAGAGGTGCTGCACAAGCAAGTACGAAACTTGCAAATACATTAAATAAAAATAAATCTGAAATAGGTTTGCTGACACAATCTATCACTACTGCAGTCGGCGCGTTTGCTCTGTTTAAAACAGCTGCTGCTATACAAACATCACAAGCATTAACTAATACTGTAATATCAATAAATTCTGCCAAAAATGCAATTTCAGGTTTGACAACAGCAGCTATGGCAAATCCTTTAATTGCGGGAGGGACAATTGCTGCTGCTTCAATAGGCGCGATTACTTATGCCCTACAAAAAAACAATACAGAGCTTTCAAAATCTGCTCAAGAATTAAGAATATTATCTCAAGAAATTAATAATAGTGCTGCTGAAACTCCTAGGTTAATAGCTGAATATCATAACCTAGCAAATGCAACTCACCGCACAGGAGAAGAAGACCAAAGACTCTATGAAATAAAAGAAATTTTAAATAAGCAAAGCCCTGGGTTAATAGAAAAATTTGGAAATGAATTATCAATGCATAGGGCTATTTCTGAATCTTTAGCTGATGTAATTTCAAAATATACATTGGCAACAAAAGCTCGTAGTATTTATGAGAAATCTCAACGAGTCGAATCACAATATGCAAAAACACTTCAGCAATGGCAAATCTTTGATACTTTGTCACAAGGCTATTTTAAAGGAATATCTCATAAACCTATTGTAAAAGCTTACGAAGAATCTGCAGCAGCCATTGATGAAAGCACAAAATCTTTGAGAGCTTTAATAGAACAAGAAGAAACATTTAAAAAAGTCATAAAAGAAGGTAAAGCTTTAAAAGACTACACACTAGGTACAGGAGCAGGGGCTTTAGGCAGTAGCGATGGTTCTTCAAAATCAGGCAGAGAAAAGCGCCAACTCACAATATCCGAACAAATCCAAAAAGCATATAACGATGAACAAAGAGCGCTCGAAGACCTTGCAGCACAGGGTATAACCAGCGGCAAAGTGTGGGATGCGCAGGTAGCAAAAGTTAAGAATCTTGAAAATGCAGTAAAACGTATTAAAGAGGCAACTGACTTTGGTGTAATTACACCATTTCAAGGTTTAAACAAACAACTGCAAGAAGCGCAAGAAAGAGTGATGAATCTTGCCGCTTCAAAAGTCATTAACATTGAAGAATTAAGGAAAGCGAAAGGCGACTTAACAGACCTTCAAAAAAAGATGCAAGAAGTACAACTTGCAGCACAAACAAGCCCGTATCAGGCAAAAACCACTCAATTAAGTATGCTGCAATCACAGTATCTTGATTACGCAATACAAGGGTACGGCAACTCTGAACAGGCTCTTGCTATTAAAAACCAGTATAAAACTTTAAAGCTTGAAGTAGAGAGGGCTAATGCATCTTTGCAAAACTCAATGGGGATATCCTGGCGAAATGTTTCAAGCACCATATCTTCAAGCCTTTCACAGGCTATAACCACTCCCTTACAACAAGGCGAGAATGCGCTTGAGCGTTTCGGGAATGTTGCTTTAAACACCATTCAAGCCATTGCACAGCAAATGATATCATCAGGGTTGAGCAAACTATTTCAGGAAGGTGCACAAAACGGCGGACTTTTGTCAAATATCCTTGGCGGCAATCAAGGAACAATGACAGGTGCAGCTGCTCCGATATCCGCAGTCAGTGACGAACTTAAAAACATCTTGGCTCAAGCACCTCAAGCAGCTGCTAGTATAGCCAGTATTGGCACATCTCAAACCGCAGCTCTTACAGCAATGAGCGGTACCTCAGGAGTTATAGCAAGTGCAATGGGGGGCTATGCAAGTGCAGCAACAGCAGCAGGACAATTAGCAGCTTCATTAACACAAGCCGCCATTGCACAAGCTGCATATTCGGCTGCATTAGTTCCGATAGCAGGTGCAGTTCTTGCCCCGGTAGCAGCGACAGCGACGGGTGCCGCTATTGGTACTGCCAACATATTAGCCAGCGCGGGAATGCTTGCAAGCAGGGTTACAGCCTTTGCTGACGGCGGTATCGTTGACAAGCCTACCTATTTCCCTATGAAGGGCAGCAGAATGGGTTTAATGGGTGAAGCGGGCACAGAGGCTATTATGCCGCTGAGAAGAACTCCTGACGGCAGACTGGGAGTTGAAGCACAGGTTCAACAGCCTAATATTACTATTTATAACCAATCAGGAGCAAGTGTTGAAACTGTACAAAGACCTGACGGGGACACTGAAATATTCATCAGGAAAGTAAACAATGCATTGAGAAACGAACGTACACAAAGCGGGTTTTCATCAGCATTACAACGTAACAATTCAAGAGGAGTTCAAGCTTCATAATGGAAAAGTGGAAATGGGGAAAGATAAAGCTTGACGGTTTCCAGAACGAGTTTCAGGAAGGATATATTGAGGTTACTCCTGATGCTGGTATTCCGTATAGACGTGAACGTTTTACAGATATACAGGATATTGTGCAGTGTGTTTTTACGCTTGAAAGACAGAAATATATCGACTTTATGAGTTGGTATAAATACGATACAAAGCAAGGCTCAATACCGTTTAAAATCATGGATTGCAGAATAGGCGAGGAACGTATTGCAAGAATCACTGGCAAGCCTAAATGGAACCCTAACTCAAAATACTGGAATACAAATGTAACCTTAATGTTTGATAGCGAGGTTTTCTATTTAGACAGAGTGCTTGCTGCAAATTATCAGCTGCCTATTGTAGCAAACGGCAAATATCTTACGACACAAGCAAGGCGGTCGTTATGAATCGTTTTGAACTGGATAAAAACTCATACTCGAGGTATCTCGGACGAGCTCTCAAAATGCTTATTGAACTTAAACACAGTGCGTTTCAAGAGTCGTTTTGTTTTATAAACGACACCAAAACACTGGAGCTTGACGGAAAAACATACCAGCCTTATCCCTTTGACATTATCCTGCCTTCTCAGACGGAAACACAGGGAACACAGCTCGTTTTATCAAATATTCAAAATCTTGCAGCTAACGAGATAAGAAAAACAATAAATTCAAATGAAAATATATTGCTTGATTTATACATAGTCAATATCGAAACAGAAGCAGCTGAAAAATATCCAGCAGGATTATTCGAAATATTTGAAGCACAAATAACCCCTGAAAGTATAACAGCAACAATAAATATCAGACACAACCTTGATGTGAATATGAGTACTATTAACTATTACAGACAAACATTTCCTAACCTGTTTTTATAGTAATATTTATACAGGGTAAACCAACACTCCCTCAGCACACTCATTTAGTGGAGAAAATGGCTGAAAGGGGGTGATACTATGGATAATCGAATAATAAAAGCCGCTATAACGGCAATTATAGCAGCTTTAAAAATTATTATTCTTTATCTGTAGGGGGTGAAGTCAAGCTCCGAAGAAGTAGTGATTCTTTGGGGCTTGCCCCTATACCAATATTATTTGTCATGTTGATAGGTTTGTCAAGTGAGGGCAAATGGATTATTTAAAATATTTCAAAAATGGCAAGTACCAAAAGTTTAAAAATGACTGCTGGACATTATTGCAAGATATCTACAAAGACGAACACGGGATTATTTTACCTGATATTCCGATTTTTGAAGATGAGGAAAGCTTTGTAAGAAGCAATATCAAACACAAAACTGTAGACAAACCTAAAAAAGGGGTTGCAGTACATGTCAGTGTTGGCAGTATAGAGCATATAGGGTATGCAATCAACGAAAAAGAGTACATCCATAAAACAATTAATCAGGGAGTTAAAATAAGTCCAATTCCCAGATATGCAAAGTTTTATGAGGTTATTGTTTAAAATATTTTGGCTTTAAAATGATAAGAGTAATAAGACGAAATCTTGATAAAAAGACTTTAAGCTTTCATAAATGGGACTGGCATTTTGCTTTTTTTCATTTTAGAAACTATAAAAATGCATACATTAACGGTAAACCGCTTAAACCGTGGCATATACTCAAAAATAGTGATATTGTAGAAGTCATAGAAAGACCAAACGGCATATTTGAGATTATAGGTGCAACTATATTAGTTACACTTGGTGCTGGTGCTTTTTCAGCAACTGCCGCTATTGTTACAGGTATAGCTGCTGTTTCGTTGGCAGCAGGTGTAGTTGCCGCAGGTGCAATATCTATATTTTCAGGCGGTGGCCATAGTGGTACAACTCAGGCTAAAGAATACAGCTCAAGTACGCAGCCGGAGCTTAGAGGGGCTAGCAATGATATCTCAAGCGGATGCCTTCCTGTTTTGTTTGGAAAAATACAACAAACACCTTCATATGGACAGCAGCCGTACAGACTGGTCGTTGACGGTGCTTCAACGAACAAATACAGACAGTATTTTGTTTCTAATTATAAAAATGTAGTATATTCTGATTTTAAACTGGGAGATACACCACGTACAGATTATTCTATTGACTATTTAGATATAATAACCGCAAGCGGCTCGTCTAATTTTATAGGTTTTGATAATGTAAAAGCAATGAGCATAGATGAAGAGTTGTCATACAACCCCGATGAAGAAGTAAATCAAAATGCCCATTTTGATTATAACGAACTGACAAACACCAACTTTGTTACAGTCAATTATCAGCTAAAATTTATAAATGTAGACCTGAATGCGTGGACAAATAAACAGTTCAGACAGACAACAAGAGTGGTTCAAAAAGGCAATTATGTTGATTTAACTAATGATATAACAATCACCTCTTCAATGCTTACTCTTGTTAATGAAAATACATATATCTATAACGGCTCGGTTAAATATGATGCGGATGATGATAATTATACAGAGATAGTTTTTACAAACTATGCCCCTTTAAGCAATACAAGAGGAAACTCAACAGAATCAACAAATGAACTGGACTCACTCTATGTTTCAGAAAATATGGTTACCCAGACATTGAACCGTAATGAAACTTTAAACCTGTCTATCAACAGATACGCAGGCACTGTGTCAGAGGTAGTACTTACAAGCCCCGAAAATACAAAAGAAATTGATGTAATAATAAGCTTTCCTCAAGGATTGTTTCATCAAAATAACGATGGCTCACGTTCTGCACGTACTTCTGAAATAGAGATAATGTATAAAAAAGGTGATGGGGAATATATTCCGTTATCAGAAAATACGGAACTTTATATCAGAGACATCAACGGTGAAAAGCAACCATTAAGCACATCCAGCACGACAGTAAACGGTGCAAATGTCAAAGTAAATAGCCCGTCAGATATAAACGTAGCTGACCAGCTTTTTTACAGACCTATCGGATTTACTTTACCTGAAACAGGCAAATATACCGTGCGTGTACGTTCAGCAGATTATGCAGATAAAACAAACTTTGATATAGGCTATCCTCGCTGTGCAGAGGTGCAATTTTATGTTGAAGGAAAAGTACTTGACGAAAGCATTCTGCCTAAAGTTAACCAAATCGCATTTGAAGCAACAGCCTATAAAGGCCTGTCAGGAACAATTAAAAAGTTCAACTATGTAGCAGAGGCAAGAATACCCGTTTGGAACGGCGAAGACTGGTCTACAGTTCAGGAAAGTAAAAATCCTGCTGCTATTATTCGCTATCTGTTGACAGATGAGTTAGTGAACCCTCGTCCCATAAGCTCTGATTTAATTGATAATGACAGCCTGGTTAGGCTTTACAACTGGTGTGAAGAGCAAGAATACAAAGCTGATGGCATCGTATCAGAAGCCACCAAAACAATGGATGTTATAAATGAAATATTAAAAAATTGTCAGGGCGCAATGATTCCGCTTTTAAACGGGAAGCACACGTTTGCTATAGACGGAAGTGAAAAAACACCTAAAGGTATGTTTAACCAGCATAATTCCTGGAATTTTAGCTGGACACCAAATTTGGGACGATTAACAGAAGCAATCAGAGCAAGTTTTACTAACTCTGAAGACTATACACAAGACGAAGTAACCGTTTACTGGTATGACGGTGCAGTACATGAAGAAATCAAAGAAGGAACAACAGATTCTGACTATCTGCTTGTAAAAAAAGACCTCAAGTACATTACAGACAAAGCAAGTGTACTAAAATCTATAAGCTATGAACTACTTTGTACACAGGCCAAAAGAAACAATTTTGAATTTTCTGTAAACCTTGAGGCTTTAAATATGACAATGCTTGACCGTGTGTATGTTTGCAATAGTGCAAATATGCAAAATGAAAGCACAGGTCTTATAAAGTCTGTCATAACAAAAAACGGAAATATGACAGGGTTTACACTTTATTCGGATATAGAAATCCCAGAAAATGCCAAAATTATTATAAGGTCATTGGATTACACAACAGAGTCGCCTGTAATTAACATTTATGATGTTTTAAATTCCGGACGTACAAACATTGTTCAAATCGAACCTGTTGCTAATACCGGCATAATACAGGGTGCAGGAGAAATCACGGGTTTAAAAGATAAATGGCACTATGATGGAGATTTATTTACACTTGGGCAAGATACAATCTATGACTGTGTAATTACAGATATCAGATACAGCGATGATAATACAGCAACTATAACTTGTAGGGATTATTAAAATGATTGATAAAGAATTACTAAAAGATGATGAATTAAAATATCGACTTAGCTTGAGGTCAAAGAATAAACCCGCAAGCTGTTTTGATTGGCATAATGCTTTAATGGCTGATGGGGTACCGATTTTTGCAAGACAAAAAACAACTTATTCTGACCCTAATATTAGAGTTTCTTATAACAACTTTCAAGTAATTCAAAAAACTAAATCAGGATACCTTGCAGGAGACATACAAAGAACTTATACAGACAGTATTGCAGAAGAAGTCAAAGAGAAGTACAAAGAGTTTGATAACCTGAACCACTTTAAAAGTTTTCTCAAAAGACTTATGTTTTCCTGCACAGGATGGGGCAACACATATTCTCTCTGCTATCTTGATGAGCAGAACAGAGCAAGAATAAAACAAATTCCTGCGTGGCAGGGTAAAGTGGTTTATAACCATGATAATGAACCGATAAAAGCTTATGTATACTACGACATAGACGAAAGAAGACACATTTGGGAATATGATTCTTTAAATGTCACTGAGTGGCTGGCTTCAAAAAGCGGCAATTCTTATCATGTCTTGGTTGAAACAAAGCCACACGGTTTTATTGGAATTCCCCTTGTTGAATGGTCAAATAATGACAATAAACAAGGAAATGCAGAGCTGGCTGTTGGTTTAATGGACGCATATGACCGTTTGATATCTGACAACATTACAGAAGCAGCAACTTTTAGAGCAGCATATCTCCTGCTTAAAAATATGGGGAATATAGATGATGAAATAAAAGCAGAAATGCAAAAATCAGGTGTCTTTACAGGTGGAGCAGACGCAGATGCACATTTTATTACCAAAGATATCAACCCTGAATTTATAAAATTTATTGTTCAAAAAACCTGGTCCGGTATATGGATTGTGTCATCATCTGTTGACCCTGAAGCAGTATCAAATCTTCAAAACGCGACAGCTTTCCAAATCTCACAGATGTATCGAAATATGGAAGAAGACTGCAAAGATACAGAGGCAGAGTGGAAAATATCCCTTGAATACCTTGACAGACTCTTAAAATCCTATTGGACAGGCTTGGATATAAAGAGCGTTGCTGATTTTTCAACAGAAGACATAAATTATGATTTCAAACGTAATATTCCAAAAGATGTAATGACATGGTTAAAAGATATGCTTGCAGCAGGCGGCAAACTGCCACAAAAAGAAATATTTATAAAAGCAGGATATGACGAGAAAAAAGCAGAAGAACTGGTGCAAGAAGCTGAAACAGAAAGCTACGAAACTTTAACAAGTGAAATCTGATGAAAGAACCGACCCCTAAACAACTAAAAGCATTGAGAAAACGGTACAACGAACTTATCGCAGAAGCTCAGGCAAAATGTATTACTGATTTTCAAGAGGTCAGAAAATATGTTTTTTCAAAGCTTTTAGAGTTGAAGGAAGATAAACAGATTTATAAAGAGCTTGAAGCCTATATTGTTAAAAAATACAATGAAATGTTTATTGGTTTAAAAGGCAATATACTTGACAATTACAATGAATGTGGGGTTATTGAGTATGATTTTGCTTCACAGACACTCGGCGAGCCTATAAAATACATTCCCGCTGTTGTGTCTGTTTTACCAAACACACAGGCATTTGAGATAACAAATAGAATACTTGCAGAAAAATCTGTTTTAAAGCGTTCAAAGCTTATGGCAAATCAAGTAACACAAGCTATTGCAAAAAGTTTTGAAAACGGCTCCAGTATTCAGGCAGTGCAAAAGAAAATCGATATTATAATGGGCTTTCGAAATAAAGACGGACTTATAACGCCAAAAGCAAAAGAGCTCATTATAAATGGTAAATTTTCTCACAGAAATGGACATATATATCAAACCTACCGCATTGCAAGAACAGAAACAATGCGTATGGCTTCATTGAGAACTCACGAGATTTTCTCGGCAGTCGAAAGAGATGACAAACGCTTAAAGCTTCTTGCTGTTCTTGACAGCCGCACACGCACACAATCAGCTATGATGAACGGTCAGATATCCGATGAAAAAGGACGTTTTCTCTATCCTGACGGCAAACGTTGTAAGCTTGGCGAGGCAGCTGCGCAATATGCAATCAATGACCGTGAAACACAATACGTTGTTTTCTTAGATAATCCAAAATACGCAAAAGAACTTAAAGAGCAAAATAAAGCTAAAGTATCTGATTTTAGACAATTCTATGAGCAAACAAAAGGTGTAGCCACCGCATTGCGGAATAGTATGCCTGTTGGCAAAATTACAACCGAATATTTAAGAGATAATTTTGATAAAGAATTAAGGAAACATTATTTTGTAAGCGGGAATATCAACAATAGTATTAAAAATTTGTTAGGAAGTGATACTAACGAATTAAGATTATCTTTTGATAACTTTGTTAAAAACCAAGCAAAACACCCTGAAATTAGTTTTGAAATGTACAAAAAAACTGTTTCTTATATAAACAGTGCAGATAAGAGCTATTTTAACAAGGGCAATTTAGTAATAGAGAAAAAAATCAGTGGTCAAAATTTACTAATAGCTTTAAAAACTACTAAAAATAAAAACGAAAATTACTTTTTATCAATGTATTTTGATAACCATAGCAAAAAATAATAGCCTGATTATGAGGACTCCCGCACCCCTCTGTCGCCAGTTGGCCCGGATGGGAGATTTACCGTATCAGACTATCAAATACATTATACCCTATTTTAAAAAGTATTTAAACCCTTTCAAAAGGGCTTTGTAACATATTTAAAGGAGAGAAAATTATGACACAACCACAAAACGGCGGTGTTGCTGCTTCTGACGTTCAAAACGGCACAGCAGGCACTGACGGACAACCTCAAGATGGCGGAAATGACATCGAAAAACAGCTTGAAGAAATGAAAGTTCAAGTGGGAATGCTGAAAAAAGAACGTGCCGGGCAGGACAGGAAAATTGCAGAATATTTAAAAGAAAAAGAAAAATTGACATTATCCTCTAAAACGGCAGAAGAACAGCTTGAATATTACAAAAATCAAGCGGCAACATTTGAACGTAAAGAAACATTCCGTCAAGCATTTAAAGAAATCGGTCTGAACCCTGATGAGTTTATTGAAATTGTAGACGAACAAGACGTGAAAATACAAGCAGAGAAGTTTGCAAATTTGTTGAAGTCAAGAACTAATGAAAGCGTACAAGCAGCTCTTGAAAGCTTCAAAACAGAAGAACTCAAGAAAAAAGGGGCAGTCCCACAACCTACAGAAACAGTTCAACAAAAAAATGCCGGTGCAAACAATGCAATTAGAGCAGCACTCGGTAGATAAGGAGATTTAATTATGGCAACAGATGTAAACATTATTTCACGTACTAACGCAGATGCGTTAATTCCTATAGAATATTCCAGAGAAATTATACAGAATGTTCCGCAACGTTCGAAACTATTACCATTAATGAGAAGATTACCCAATATGTCAGCAAAACAAAGAGTCTTACCTGTTTTGTCAGCATTGCCGAGCGCATATTTCTTGAATGGTGACACAGACCAGAAAAAAACAACAAATTCAGAATGGGATAAAATCACTTTGACTGCTGAAGAGCTCGCAGTAATTGTACCTATCCCTGAGTCTGTTTTGGATGATTGCTCTTACGATATATGGGGAGAATTAAGACCCCAAATTGAAGAAGCATTTGGGGTTGCTATTGATGCAGCTATTTTAAACGGTACAAATAAACCTACTTCTTGGCCCGAGGCAATCGTTCCTGCCGCTATTGCCGCAGAAAACAAAATTGAAATAGGTACAAATACAGACTTGGCCTCAGATATCATAGGATTAAACGGACTTATGGATTTGGTCGAGTCAGACGGTTACAGAGTGAACGGATTTTTTGCCGATGGCACAATGGAGGCCAGACTTAGAGATTTAAGAGATAAAAACAATCAGCTCTTATATATGCCTAGTTTAACATCAAGTGTCCCATCTACAATGATAGGTAGACCAATAGAATATGACAACCAAGGTGTTTTTGATGCAACAAAAGCTCTTATGGTTGCAGGCGATTTTACTAAAGCTGTTTATTCTCTACGTCAGGATATGACATATAAAGTCTTAGACCAGGCTATCATCCAAAACACTGATGGCACTATTGCATACAACCTTGCACAACAAGACATGGTAGCATTACGCTGCGTAATGAGATTAGCTGTACAAATTGCTAACCCAATTACTCGTAAAAACGCAACAAGCAGCACACGCTATCCGTTCGCTGTATTGCAACCGAAAGCTACAACATAATTAGTTTAGCCCCCTTTTCTAGGGGGCTTTTTAAGGAGTTTACATAATGGATAAACAACTAGTAGGTGAATTACCTGATATAACAGAATCATCAAATGATGATGAAATTATGGTTATTACAGATTCACAACACAACCAGTTAAGAAAAGAAAAAATATCGAATTTCATAAAGGACTTAGTTTCAAATGATGAAAACAACGGTATCAAGCTCGGTACAGATAATAAATTATTATCCGTTGATGCATCAAATGCTGATAATATAACGTCAGGAATATTAAACCCCGAAAGACTCCCGAATAGCGGGGTTACAGAGGACACTTATGTTTATCCCGATAGTATTACAGTAGATAAAAAAGGCAGAGTCACAAAGATAACAAACGGAACACCTGGCGGTAATAATGCCGACAAAGACCTTTCAAACATAACCGAGGCTGGTAAAGATGTAATAAGAAATACAGCAGGCTCTGGCTTCTCCCTCTTCGACGTGGTAGAAAAAGACCACATCTTGAGCTTTGAGGAGTCAATGGGCTTCGGGCTTTTAGGCACGTACGTGTACAAGGAACCTGTTACCGGTTCTCGCTACGGCTACCCTGATTTTTACAACGAGTGCGTGGCGCAAAAAAGCACAGAAGGCAACACTCTTTTGGCTTTGAAAAACAATGTTGAAGTAGTGGGCTCTCCTTTAGTAAACAACGGAGTGGTGAGCGGGTTTAGCACGAGCAGCTATGCAACCACTTTGACTTTCCCCACTGACGAGGATTTTGATTTTCAATTCAAAATCAAAACAGGCGCTGACATATCAGGCGAGCAAGAAATTTTTGCATGTCCTACAGCGAGCGGGCCATCTCAATATTATTTTTGTTTAGTAAACTTAGAAAGTAATAATCTTAATGTAATTTTTAATGGTGGCCTTGGTGTTTGGCAGTATCCTTTTGGAACACCCGCTCAACCGGAAACAGATTATATTGTCAAAGTAGTTTATTCCAAAACCAATAATACATTGCATGTGACTATGTCTTTGGCAAATGGCACGGTATTGCTTGATGATACAAAACAGGTTGACGAACTGTACGATATAAAAGAGGCAGTTATAGGTACAGGCAAAGATAATGCAGTCACTATCTTCAACCCATTTAAAGGCTCTGTGGATTTGAAAGAATGTTATATAGAAAGCAACGGCCAGCGTATCTGGAGCGGTGCCTCGATAGCCACAAAGAACCCTAACGGACACATCTTCTACGACATTGCAGACAAAGCCACTGTTGATGAAATCTTTTCTCAACGCGGTGAGGCGTGGTTTTACGGCGTAGATACAGAAAATGAAAGAATCTTTTTACCCAGAGGCACACGTTCACAGTACACTGTAAACACTGACGAAACAGGCGATTATGTAGAAGCCGGGCTGCCGA